GCAGAAAATATTGCCATTACACTTCCTCGCTCAATATATAATTTTGTTCTATCTGTTTCCAACCACGCTTACTAATGTCTACGGGAGAAGTTACCATTGTTGTAATGACGACATCAGATATTTTATTCTGTGCCTTTAGTCTTTTTCCTATCTCTTCATATTTCTTTAATAGTCTATAACCATCTGTTGATTGTCTATATTCAGGTAGAACATACCAAGCAATCTCTCTTAATTGTTTTACTTGAGGTAACCACAGGTCCTCTATTAACCCTGCGATTAATATTCCTGTTAACACGTTGTCTCTTTCTGACACTAATAATACACCCTTACCCATATAATAAGTAAGTAATTTCTTTGCTCTAAACTCGTCATACTGTGGTATATTTAATGACAATAGTGGAGCCTCATTTGCGAATGCTACCATTATATTCATTAATTGATCTACGTCTCTTAAATCTGCATGCCTAATCATATTATTCCTTATCTATATTCATCAAAAAGACCTTCACCACCAAAGCGTGATGAATCGTCACCTGCTCCATTAATACCTGCTGGGGCATTATATGGCTTACCGAAGTCGAAACTCGTATTCTTTAAGTCCTTAACTCTATTAAAACTAGTATCTCCAGGGAATAATCTATTTCTGTCTGTTATGTGAGTTCTTTGACCGTTTATTCTATTCTCGAGGACAGAGTTGATACTTGCTACACGTATTGATACTGTGCTAGTCAGTTTACCATTAATAAAATCTTCATCCTCTGTTATTGCGAATGAGGTAATTACTCCCTTATAACGCTGGTAAACAGAAGTAATCTCATGAGCATCGTTAAAGAATGCTCTACTTACAACCACCTCACCACCTTTAATTGATGCGTCTAATACGGAATATATTACTCCTTGGTCGATACCGCTTAAAGTAATACTCAAGTCACCATTGTTAAGTTTAATGTCTTCTCCCATGGTTCCTATACCAAGCAATACTCCTGTTGGTGTGTAAGTATTGCCTCCATAAACAATTGGATTCCATGCCGTGCTGACGTAATATGTTACTGTATCAACTGTTATTTCGAGAAGTATACAATGCTTAATGTGATTCTGTAATACTTCTGGTATTAATGTTGCCATATTTCTATCCCTCTATCACTTCTATCAATTTAAATGCACTGTTGAATACTAATCTATCATTTGGGACAACTGTATATGATGGCTTACTCATCATCTTAACCTGGTATGTGCAGGCAGGGCCTACTGTTAACGCACTGCCTGCCATTGTATAACCTGTTTGCGCGATGATTGGTCTATGAACAGGGATTGTTACGTTTGCGTCTGTGCTAAACACCACGTCTGCTGTTACAGTATATGGATACTTATAACCTGCTCCTGGTTGAATAACATCACCTGCTTTAAATAAGTATCCAGAACCTGTCAGAGATGCTGCGTTAATATATAAGTTAGCGCCTGCATACCCATTGATTGTTATTAATCCTGTGTTGACTACACCACCCTGGTAAGCGGTAAGGTAACTCAATGCTGTATTAGTTCCACCAAAGTCAATAGTGCCTGTCTCTACTATGTCTAATCTATCTATTTCTTCAATCAATGCTCTGTTAGTGCTAAACTTTAATCCAGGTGACATTGTTATGTCAAACTGAAATGGTTGAGAACTTACTACTTCAGAAGTTAATACACGTCCTGACCTACTTATTGTCTGTGCTGCTAACTTGCCTCGATTAAATGATATACTTGTGGCATTATCGACTATATTTTGTAAACTCATATCTTCTCCTTACGACCTCTGACTGCCGCGTTGAGTCACTGCATATAAGTATTCAGGGTCTCTTGCTAGCATTTGCTTAAACGACATTGCGTCTACTGCATTTATATTATATGTTACTTGAGTTGTACCACCATTACCTATTTGATTCATAGGGGTTACTGTTGCTGGTCCAGATACTAATTCTGCTCCTGCCTCACCTACTACGCCAAACTTACCACTAGGTATTTTACCACCGTCTGCGAAGAACCCTGAGAACAATTTACCTATTCCTGACCCTGCCGCTAATCCACCTGCACCAAATAATCCTAAGAATGCTTTGTTTGCTTGCATTTTAATGATTTGTTTTAATACGTCATTAATAAGTGACCTGAATGACAATTTACCTGTATCAACGAAATTAGCAAAGGCATCACTGAATCCATTAGTAACTGTGTCGAATAACTGACTTGCGTATGCTGCTTGATTCTCTACGGACTCTTTGAAGTTTGCCATACTTTCTTGCCAACCTGTGCTAAATTCTTTAGCAACTCTTTGATTCTCTTCAGCAGTTTGTCTAATCAATGAGCCTTGAGTCTCATATGCTGCATTAATTTCACCAATGGCAATTAATTGTAAACCTAAACTCGCAATTGGGTTTGTTGACAATTGTAGGGCTTGTATCTCCGCTATTGTAATAAGTCTCTCTGCATCAATGGCCGCCATCTGATGGGCTATTTCCTTCTGTGCCTCACTTAAGCCCATTAACTCTCGTTCGAGATTTAACTCATTAACAATGTTTGCTAATTCAGCCTTCTTCTCCCCTACTGTAGAACGCATTTCTTGATTGTTCTTGATAATTAAATCATTATATCGTTCTTGTTCACGTATTGCTGCTTGCTGTTGAGATTCTATCTCCCTTGCTGCCTCTCTTTGTAATGCCCTTGCTTCAGATGCTGCGGTACGAACTGCTGTTGCTTTGTCCCTAATCGCTTTCTTCGCTTCTTCTTCCCTGTCTCTATCCATTTTATTCTGTTGGGAAGCAGTTGCAGGTGCAGGTCCGACGAAGTTAGTAGTGAAGTCTTTTGCTTGTTGGGCGTGTAACTCATCTAATGTTCTTTGTGCTGTGAATGCTTCAATCTCCTTCATTCTAGCATTAACATCTCTTAGAGCATCTCTACCTATGGGGCCCTGAGTATTGGCACCGTTAGGTCCTGCTGCTTCTAAGCGTTCCTTTTGTTTTATTAATTTACCGTATTCTTTAGCCAGTACTTGTATACCGTCTACTTCACCAGTTATCATATTATCAATTTGAGTAATTAATGCAGAAGCGCCTCTAGCAGTATCTTCAAACCATTTACCTAATCCTGTTTGTGATACAGTAAGGAATAAATTGTCCCACGAATCTGCTAGGTTACTTAATGCACCATCTAATGTCGCTGCTCGCTCATCCATTGCACCTGCAAATTGAATTTCACCTAATTTTAATAAGTATTCTTGTATTTCTTCTGAGTTGTTACCAATGGATGTTGTTACACCCTGGAATGTAAGTTTTACTTCATCGCCTTGCTGACGTGCTTTTATACCAAATTCTTTTAATCGTTCAAACTCACCAGTTGCTGCGTCTGCTACTGCTTCAACCATCTGGTTAAGGTCTTTACCCATTGCTGATGCAGTGTTACCGTAAGAGTTTAATGCGCGTTCAGATGGATCAAGTCCAAGTGCTTTTAATTTAACAAAGCCGTTTGCTACCTGAGCGAGGTCGTATGGTGTACTTGCTGCGAATGCCTTAATCTTATCAAACGCAGCCGCAGCATTTTCTGTTGACCCCGTTACAGTAATAAGACTTGCGTTGATGACATCGAATTGACGCTGAACTGTTATAATTTTACCCACAGACTGTTGTACTACTATAGCGGCAGCGGAGAGGCCTGCAAACACTTTAGTTAATTTTGTTAAACTAGCAGTAGATGATCCCGCTTTAGAGTTTAACTTTGATAATGAATTTTCACTAGATTTAATTTTACTATTAAAGTCTTTATTGTCTAACGTGAGTGCGACTCGAATATCCTTGGCCATTATATTTTCCTTGTGAAATTATCTGTGAACGATTGCATTTGTTTAAGAGTAGGTTCACTCATTCCCTTACTTGCTTGTTTACTTGAGCCGCTATCCAATGCACCAGCATAAGAATAATCAGCAATGATAGTGTCACCATTTAATCTAGTTTTTCGTTTAGCATTACCAGACCTCACAGGTGTTTCAGACTTCCATGTTTGTAATCCATCTTTCAATATCTCTTCAGGTAGATTTTTTAATTCCTTTACACGGCTTCGAAATACACTATCATCGATTTTAATCATATTATCCTTTTACCTTATTTACCATAGCCGCTAATGACTCTTGGCTTATGGCAGGTGCTTTTCCATTTTGCTTATTTTCTAAATACAATCTATAACTTGTAACGACATCGTATACGAGTATATCAAATGTTGTTGCTCTTTCATATGTCTCTGACGGCAGCATCCCATAACGTTCACTTAGTGAGTCGATCATCAAACACATATTAAGTTCATTTGACCCTTCGTCATAGGAACTGCTTGTTACTTTCCCAATACTTCTACAACCTTATTTGTGCATTTAATTAATACAGTAGTAGGCAATACTTTCCCGTCAACCATAATCTTATTACCATCCTCATCTAAAATGAGTTCACTACATACTTCGAATAATTGAGATGTGTTTGCTTCTGAGATGGTTGCGAACTTCATAAATTCGCTGATTGGTTGACGGTCATAACACCAAAACTCGAGTGCTTCACCGAATTGTTTTACAGTGACCTCGTCGTCTATTGTTATCTTGATAAGTTGTGGTTTAATTGCTAGTTGTGATAGTTTCATTATATCTCCATTGTCTTTAAGTGGTGAATGGCACTCAATGAGAACGATAATCTGTTCTTTGCCTTATTCATATCTGCTTGTATAGCGTTAAGTTTACCTTCCGCTATATTAATTTCGTTTTTACTCTTTGCTATCTCTTCCTCGAGAATCAAGAATATTTCCTGTATGTTCAGTTTTTCCCAGACCTGCATTTTCTAATTGCTCCATATCTTTTTTAATTTTTATATTATATTTCTTTGCTTCTTTAACAGCGTCTACTTTCACACCATTTACTATAATATAAGGCTTGTTATCTTCATCTACTGATCCAACCCATTTACCTGATTGAACTCTTTCTCTTAATACTCTTTCTACTTTAGTCATATTAACTCCATTAAAACTCGGGGGAAATTAATCCCCCAGTTTATTACGCTACTGTACCAGTAGTATAACTACCATCTACAAGTATTTCTAGTGGTGTTACCCATACTGGAGCAGATGGTGATACTGTTGGTGCTAGACCAGACAAATAACCTTCTCCTTCAATATATCGATCACCAGACGTGGACCCTGACCAATGTAGACGGAAATAAATCTTCGTCTTGCTATTGGTAATATCAAAGATACCACTTGTTGCTCCTTCTCCTGTAAAAAATGTTGTATCATCCAATACCAAATTAACCGAAATTGAGTTGGTGCTTGGGGTTGTTACTATTTTCTCAGATAGGGAATCGAGTTGCTGCCAAGTAAATGTACCTGGTGCTGCGCTTACAGTTACATCCTGTAGAGCAGGTACAGTCATTACATTTGCTGCGTCAGCCATTGCTAGTGCTGGCGTCGCGAATACACCGCTAGAGTTAATTTCTAACTTAACGAATTCACTTGTTGACGCTACATTAATTGCTGCCATCGTTTATTCCTTCCTTATTTTAAGTTGCGACCAATTCGGTAAATCCGAATTCGATCGTGTAAGTGATATAATCATCACTTATCTCTGTTGTTACTTCAGTTGTTGTGTCTATTGTACTAATGCTTCTTTTTGCTGCCACTATCGCGCTTATTACAGCGTCAATATCAGTAGGGATAACTTTTGCGTCAGTTGTTACATAAACAGATAACGTTGTTACTTTAGCATCGAGGTTACAGTCCTTACGTAACGTTTTGATATATGGTTCATATGTTGCTTGCTCTTTGTCTAGGTATACCCTTTTCATGTTTTTAATATGAAGTGGAGTACCTGAGTCATCGAACGGCAATTCTGAATTAACACCATACGCTGCATACGCTGCAATGTTCGACGTGATTGTCGTTTTAAGTGTTGATCTAATGGTCATTACTTAATCCTCACAATTGATTTACGTCCACGAGTTCTACGAGTGTGCATAGTTGTGTATACTTTCTCATCGGAGTCTACGGTTCCGCTGTCATCGTAATCGTACCAATCAGCCATAGATATTAATTCATTAAATAAGTCCTCGAACTTACGTGAATACATATCCATTTTGTTTACGTCATTACTATCTATTTCAAACTGACCGATTAGAGGTATTAGATATTCCTTCATACAGTAGTAGACGGCTAAGTCTACGAACTGCTGTTGTCTACCCAAAGCGTTGCCCGGATCTATTCGATTCGGGTCAACGTTTGGTAATGCAGATAATGAAGAAACATTGTTTCCCACATAACCGTTATATCCCTGCCACCAAGAGGATGCTTTAAGTTTTAACAGAATACGACCCGTACTCTTGATTAACATATCTTCTATATAATCTGTGACATCGACAAAGCCGCTTTCAGCAGGTATAATAATAGCATTGTTAACCAAAAGACGCTGATCCTTTTGCAAGAGATCAGTGTATTCTGCGAAACTTACAACATTACCTGTTACGGTGATAAAGGACATATTATCTCCTATTAAGACGCGTCAGGAAGGTTATTAGTACGGTAGAACTCACAACCTGCTGCTTGACCGATTAGGCCAGTAAGCAATGCACGGTTACCGATAACACTTAAGTCACCAATAGCAGATGCAGTCACAGAGTTCAACTGTGTTGCGATAGCATATTCAAGTGCTGGATCAACGAACGCAATATACATTCCACCCATTGTGGTTGGAGCATTTGCTGCGCGTAGTGCTGCTACTGCTTTAGAGATACTAGTTAAAGATTCTGCAGAAGTTCCTATTACGGACAATGATGTAACTGGTACACCAAAAGTTGGTCGAATCACCTTGTAACCATTACGTGTGGTAGCACGGAACTGGTGTTTGTCAAGATCAGGATCACTGAACATTTTGACTGTAGGTGCTCTCTTTGAACCGTATGCTAGGCACTCTGGAGAGATTACGAAGTTAGTAGTGAATGAAGCGTTTGCGCCACCTGCACCTGTATCTGTTCCTGTAACGCTTGCTTTTAGTTCTGCAAATCCTGCTAAGTCAGTTGCCTGAGCAAGACCTTGTGATAGACGAGTCAATACAGCATTGCGAACAAGTGCTAGACCGCCATCTTCAAGTGCTTCTTCAGTAACGTCAGTACCTACACCGCGCTTAACGATGGTGATAGTTGCGTTAGTAGGATCGAAATCACTTGCTGCTGCTGTTAGGATTGATGCGCCTTCAGAAACGGTTGCACCATTTACTGTTGCGTTCATCAATGGAACTTTAATTGTGTTACCTGATGTTCCTGCGATGTCGAAGGAATTCATGATAAAATTACGGTTAGGTAATAGGATTGCTGAATCGTAATAGGCCTGTAGGTCTGCTATGATATCACTGTATAACTCTGCTACTGTGGTTTTTGTTGTTGACATTTAATGTCTCCTTGTTAAATTAACTTCTTTGTTTACGCATTGCGGCCATTTGGCTAACTACCATATTATTGGTAATTTGCGACCTGCTCAATTCAGACTTAAATTGTCGAATGTGCATGTATGCGGTGGTATACTCTTTGTCTGTACTTAAACGACTCTCATCGAGTGGTTTCACTTTGCCATCATCTGATGGTCCATTATTCACATTCACTACATCAACTCCTTTCTTTGCGCTTGATAATCCTAACGTTTTACCGATAAGTTCTACTGCTGCGCTATAGTCTGGTTTAGCACCATCTATAGTAAGGAAATCTTCACCATTCTTTAACTGGAAACTGTCACCTTCGATTGCAAACATATTACGAGCCTTCATTAAGTCGACTACTGCTGCTTTCTGATCCGGTGTCCATGATCCTGGCATGGCGTTATTCAAGTTACCTATGTGATCCTTTAGTAACAATGTTGTCTTTAATTCATTAACTTGGTTCTGTAGTTCACCAACTGTTGCTTCCCTTTTGGCTACTGCCTGTTGTAGGGCTTTTACATCTAGTGTACCACCACCGTCGTCTTTTACTGAAGACTTCAATGTTGAGATAACATCTTTAACCTGGCTGAGCGAGTCTACATCTAAATCCTTTAGAAATGCTTTCTCTGCTTCTGTTCTTGCTCCGCTGGCAATTCTATTTGTGTCATCACGTGTATAAACACGGTTGCCATCTATATAAAACTTCCCGTCGCGTTGCTCGAAACTAGGTGTTGTGCTTGTGTCAGATGATTTAATGTCGGCATCTGTGCCCGGTGCTGTTTTATCAGTTTGCACGTCTGTGGTTGGTGACTCGATAGTCATTTACTTCTCCTTTTGGGTTCGGCGGGTGGCCGTGGTTTAATCTATATTACATTCTTCTTTTACAATGAATTCTCTGAATAAGAACTCATCAATAACTGTGTTAGTCTTGCTTTAATACTGTCTTTTGTGTCTTGTGCGAAAGTAGGGTCAATGTCAGAGTCTGATCTATTATTGTAGATGTCTACTAACTCCATTAATGCCTTTAATTCATCAATCTCTTGAGTGAGTCCTTTCTTATTGTATAGTCTATTATAGGAGATGGTTAGGTCTGTAGGCATCTCTTTGCCCATCCAGTCATAGTATATTTCCCATAATTGTAATTCTGCATTCTCTAGGCTTGTTGCCTTCTTTCTAACAAATGCTTCTAGTTTACTGTCTAGTTGTTCTGCGTGGGCTCCACTTGTACTTGCTTTAATAAGGTCACCGCTTCTGATCATCGCAACGGCATTCATGTTGGTAATCTTCTGGTCGATTAATTCTCTTAGTTGAACAATTGAATCCAAAGGAGGTGCTTTGAACTCGTATACATATTGGGGTTGCCCAGCGACATTTGGCGGTACTCTTATTACCGTTCCTGGTTCGGCACCTATCTGGCCGTCATTTAACTGTGCTGTATCTTCATCAACAAGGTTCACAGGATGACTACCATATGAGACTGCGGAATATATTTCCCCCATGTCTCCGTAGATACTTCTTTGGATTTGCGCTATGTCAAATATCGGAGTGTGACCTACACCATTGAAGATCTTTGTACTCTGATAGATGGGGCGAATTGGGATATAACCTAATTCGTTAATACTTTCTATTACATAATAAGATGTGTCACCATCAGACATTTTAACTGCTTCTGTTGGGATACCGTCTGCATCGTCTTTTGATGCGTCTTCTACGACAAATATAGTTTGAATGATCTCGTTGGTCATATACTGATATATTGTCATGTCGTCTGTTACGCCGATTTTAATTGCTATTTTTGTTAATTTTAATTCACCGCTAGCATTGTATACATATTCCCAGTTCTTTACATCTAATGGGTTATGCATCTTCATTCTTGGTACGTCATTACCACTTGGTTTAATACTCGATACCCATACCACACCGTATACAGTAGTGAATGTGTCTACCATTGACATAAACTCATTAATTGAGTTACCTTCACCATCCACATCACGAATAAATGCGTTAACATTATCGTCTTTTGGTAATTGTCTTACTGGTGGGCTTCTGAATAGGATTGAGTTGTATTCTGACACGTATAGTCTAGTGTATGGGAACACTGGAACGTTCTCTAGTTTCTCACTATAAAATGTTCCGTCTGATATTCCTAATTCTGCTTCTTGACTTGACCTGGCATTAAGTATTGTGCTAAACTTACCTGTTTGGTTACCGAAGTCGTCTAATTGATATGTGTTAATTACTTCACTTGGAGTGGCGCTGTCTATTGCATATGATTTGAGGTATCTTCCTAAGCGGTATTCCGTTGCACCGTAGTAACTATTGACAGCCAGCTTCCAATCCTTATTGTATCGTGACCATAAGGTATGTGGCGTAGTGATAAAATCAATAGTATTTTTAGACATTCAGTGCTCCGTAGGTAGACCGCACCATATAACATAATATGTCGCGTTAGCAGAACTATTTATCGAATACTGATGTTTCAGAGGGAATTAAGACAGGAATGCCCCAATTAAGGGGCATTTGGTGGTGAGGAGGGTTATTTTAGTTCATTATAGCACTTTAGGTAAGTTGCGTTGACGAATGTACCAGGGTTGTTATTAACGATGTCAAACGTATAAGCATCTATTGCTAGTTCCATCTTTTCATTTAGAGTCATTGAATCAACTAGTTCTTGTTCATCATGCGATTTTTTAATAAGTT